ACATCATTTGATAGAAAGTCTTGCAGCAATCCCCCTTTGAGTACTTCTGAACATCCAAGACAGAGGAACATACGCATCATGAGAGAGACATTACTTTGTGGCTCAGCAATGTGTCTTTTCATAGTCACTTTTTATGCCATTCTCTGGCTGGCCACCCATCCTGTGTCCGGTCAAAGCATGACATATTACCTGCCAGGACAAGGTGGATGGTACAATGGTTTCCGTGTCAATTCATACAATGACTACATCTACAGCAACTACTTGCAACAAGTTGGTGCGTCATCTGTCAAGTTGCAGGCCGGCACTCAAAAACTGGTTCCAGTGGGGCAGAATAAAACTCTGGTTGTCACTTTTGGGAACGCTGAGAATATAACATCCAAGCTGACACCTCTTGAAACCAAGATCGCACAGGTATTTCTTTCCAACCAAAATGACAGCCTAAGCAATATCTTGACTGACCTAATAGGTAAGTTCACGCTAACAACCTATAGTTCACTATTTGAAGATGAACTATATAGTATGAGCAACTTATTAGCACAGGAGGACACATATCAGTTTATCCCGCAAAAGAACGTTTCAGGTAACCTTGTTTCTATACGGATAAAGACCAACAGAACATCAAAGATGGTCATCAAGCCAACATTGGGTGCATTACAAGCAAAGGGAAAGGATGAGTACCTGGTATGCACCGAGAACAGCTGGGAGGACAGTGTGGAAGACAGCTTTCCAACCAAGATAGTACAGAGGAATTGTAAAAACATCGGTGCATGTTGTTGGGGAACTGAACACATTATTGATGCAGAAGACCTAAACTTTCCAAACCTCTATACTACATCTCCTAAAGGAAGTGAGTTCATCTTCATAACATATCATACTAGCTACTTATCCTTCTTTGTAAACAACTGTGAGCTGGTCATTGATGTTGCAGGCTGTGTCATGCACACCTTCATTGCCGACAAGACCAACTATCAAATGATGTCTGGAAATATTACATTCCCTATTGCCCACCTCATCATACCCAAAACTGAGAAGAACAGAGAATGCACATTGACTCTTTGTGGACTGACTAAAAGTGAAAGAATACATGGAATAGGTTGGAAAACCAAGGAACATGTTGTGCATGTTAGACCTTTCCATAACATCAAGAGAAAGGAGGACAATATTATCACAAAAAGGAAGCTTCTAAGTGTACCTCAAGAACCTGTTCCTGTTGTTGGATACAAATGGCCTGTCAAATGTAACACAAAGAATCAAATGATACCATTCAAGAGATCCATGCTCCATCATCACCTAAGGTCAGTTGCAGGAAAACGAATCACTTATTGTAATGGTTCAATTATAACAGATCTTCCATTAACAGAACTACATGGATGTTATCAGGTGGCAGACAAAAGATCTTACTTTCAGTGTCCTGGTCTTAAAGAAAATATTAAATCAAAAACTGAAAGAGTCAACTGCACCATTGAACCTAAAATCCAAAGATGTGATTCAGGATACTGTATGACTCTTAAGATGAATGGAACAGGCTTTGTCACAACAAGAGGTCGTGGTTGGTCCAAAACACAGAAATGCAGTGAAAGCTGTAACATAGAACTTGACAAGAAAGAAGACACACAAGTAACTTGCCCAGATGGTAGTGTCCACAAACTATTTCTCAACAAGATTGATGTTGACTGCCCTTTCAGTGATAGATTTGGTGGCATGACCCTGTATGTCTGCAGAGCAACAAGTAGACCTAGGCTTTTTTACATCTTTGTCTTCTGGATAATAATGGGATTTCCATTGCTTTACTTCACATTCACAGCAGCAAGGCTCATAACTTTTATCTTTTCTAAATCAATAATTTTCTTAAAAAGAAAGGCTGATAGGAAGAAAGGTACCTGTCTACACTGTAACTGCTATGTAAATTCTGTATATGAGTGGCAACGCCATAAAGGATGTAATATTGGCGAATGTCCGTTCTGCAAAAAAAGGTTTTCAGTGCTAGGTCTACAACAGCATGCTTCTGTCTGTCTGGATAAATGTGAAGTAATGGGCAAAGATGAAGACATTGTGAACGAAATACTGCTCCCTAAATTGCTCCTTTGGACTGGCACTATTCTGTCCAAGGCACGAAGAGGAACAAGCAAAGTTATATGGATTTTTCTTATCATCATCCTTTTTTCCTTCCTAATTCAACCTGTCAGATCAATTGAAGATGTCAACTTACAGTCTGGTGAGTGGGAAGATGAAATGAAGGAAGTGGAGATCTGTACTGACAACTGCCTTTTTTTAGAAGATCATTGCCTGTGCCCTTCAGCTGTGCATAGAAGAAACAAAAGAGAACTACTTTCAGAAAAAATGACTGAAACAACAGCAGCATACTATGCAGATGTTCAAGCACCATGGGGAAGTGTGCATATTGAAGGAACACATAAACCAAAGTATTCTGAAAATTCAATCAAGATGTCATGGACAAGTGCAGAGTATGAGGAAACCGGTAAATTGAAGCTAAACGGTAGAGCTGAAGCTATATTGAAGCTTGAACCCAGGAGTGGATTAACATTTGAGCTTTCTTCTGAAAAAGCATTAGAAAAGAGAATGCTCGTAATTAACCTAATTGACTTCACTCAAGTCTATAAGACTAGATTTGAATACTTAACAGGAGACAGAAAGATAGGAGACTGGATGCATGGAACCTGCAGTGGAGACTGTCCTGAAAAATGTGGCTGTGACACACCGACATGTCTTAACACAAAATGGATGAATAGTAGAAACTGGCATTGCAACCCTACATGGTGCTGGAGAATGGATGCTGGTTGCACCTGCTGTGGAACAGATGTTATTGAACCGTTTGATAAATTCCTTCTAAGCAAATGGAAAGTTGAATACACAGGTACTGCGTACATCATTTGTGTTGAATTCTCTAAGGACAAAAGGACTTGTGATGTTGTATCAGATGGTACTGTGTTTGAACATGGGCCTTTTAAAATACAACTATCGGAGGTTAGCAACATTCAAAAGAAATTACCTGACGAAATTTCTCTGGTTCATTCCATATCATCTGATGGTAGCTTTGACCTTCTGTCAGTCAAAGAAGTAATCAGTTCAGAGAACCTTTGCAAGCTTGAATCCTGTGCACATGGAGGGGCAGGTGACTACCAAATTTTTGACCTTCGATCAATAACAGGAAATAACATTGATAACGAGCACTTTCTAGCCCCAAAAGAACAGCTCAAAAAAATTAAGCACTCCTGGATGAGCTGGAATGGTGTAGTTCAAAGGTATACATGTTCAGTCGGACACTGGCCGGACTGCAGCTCATCAGGAGTTGTAGTTAAAAACACAGATGCCTTTAATAACCTACTGACTACATCAGAAAATTACACTAGTGACTACTACTTTCATGCACTGCACACCAGCCTGGGGGCCAGTATTCCAAGTTTGGAGCTTGAGGGCAGACCACACAAAGGAGGTGGTGTCATAGAAATAATGCTAGAGGTTGACGGACTAATCCTAGAGCCAAAAGATGCAATCATAAGTAGACTAGACATCAATGTGCATGAATGCACTGGGTGCTTTGGATGTATTGTCGGAGTCACCTGCAGAGGGACTGTCCTATTAGAAGGAGTTGATGACTTAAATGTTCATCTTAGATCCATGACAGAACACTTTGATATAAGCCATGCTTCCTTTCCTGTTCACACACACAACTTGACTACCTTTGAAATAAAAGGTTTCAGCCCAATAAAAATCCCAAGAATTTGTCTTGAAGTTGAAGAAGGAAGAAACTGCAAAACATGCCCTCAACCAGTCACGTCCTGTACATCAGTAACCTTGTCTCCTCCTAAAGAAATAATGCTTGAGCATAGAAGCACTCTAAAATCTACCCAGGTTGACAAGTGTGGCAGTGCTTTCAGCTGCTGGATTAGCGGTGCATCCAATTTCTTTAAAAACGTGTCACATCTGTTTGGCAATTTTTTTGGCAAATACATAACTTCGATCATAATTTTGGGTATGCTAATTATTACAGCAGTGCTGATTGTGTTCTTAGGCTCTAAAGTTTTCTTTTGCCTTAAATACTGCAAGAAAGGAAGAGCAATAATCAAAAACAGTCAAAAAATAAGCCAGAATGAAGGAATTCTAGGGTTAAGCAAACACTTTCTATCTAGCAAGGATTTGGATCCAGATGACATGCGTGTCTTGCTTCGCAAATCTAAAGTCAACTAACCTAATAAGCCTTAAAGTTTGAACTCAAATTTTCAGCTTTTAGTGTGTTCCAATTTGATTAAATTCTGTTGTGGTGTGAAATTGAGTGAAGTAATTTGTTTATGCTAGGCACTAGTTGAGATAAAGGCTTATATGTTCACTATACAAGCACCTAAAAGTATTCATCTACACTTCTAATTCAAGTAAACAAATTCTATGCTTTACTTTACATCAGTTTTCAGATTGTTGAATGTAATGGGGGTTAGCTGCCACTATATCTTTGAGA